AGAGGCTATTGAGAGGCTATTGAGAGGCTATTGAGAGGCTATCTAGTAATAGAAATAAATATTATATAAGATAAATATATAATATTTATATTATAATAATGAATGATTTAGTAGTTTATAATAAGGATATTGATCAATTTGAATTATTCTTATGCATGATATTTATCTTTATGACAATAAGTAAAAGATATACACAATGTATTACAATTGATATATTGCGAAGAAAAATTAATCAATATACAAATTGGAATATATATTTAATATTTTTGAATTATATATTGATTAATTTTTTCAATATTAATAATTTACTGATATCCAAGTTTATAGCTAATAATTCTTTAAATATATTTATAATTTTCCATACATTTATTATATATGATAGTAGGATATTATTTCAAACAATAGATAATTCTCCATTCATTCTTAACAAACTTATTAAGGGTATTTCTGATAAAAGATTATTACATATTGAATACATTATATGTAATATAATATTTCATGTATTGCCTGTGTATTTTTATAAGGATACATTAATATATTATAAATCATATGATGATTCTAAAAATATGTATTTATATACAATAATATTTAAATTTATGTGGACTCTTAATATTTTTGGCGATTTCAATTTTATGACAATATATATACCATCTTACAATTTTCCTAATATTAAATTGATAAATACTATAATCGCTTGGGATATCATTTTAGATAAACTTATTATGAATACATCTTTGTAAAAAGAAATATATAAAGCTATTATTATTAATAAATATATATACTATGATACCTAAAACAATACATCAAACTTGGAGTGATGATCCTGTCCCTCCAATAATTAATTATATACGTGAGGAGAATGCTAAAATATTAAAATCACTTGGATATGAAATAATCTTATGGACGGATAATATGATATTAAAATTGATAAATGAATATTATCCCGATTTTTATAAAATATATAATTCCGCACGAACTGGTGTACAGCGCGGGGATATTGCGAGAATTATTCTAGTATATCATTACGGTGGTATATATATTGATTTGGATATATTAGTATTGCGAGATTTTGCCGAGCTTCTTGATATGACAAGGGATACTTTTTATGTTAGCTATGAACCTGCCGAACAGACTAAATTAATATATAATAATGATAGATATATTTGTAATGCTTTCTTTGCTGCTAATAAAAATAATGCCTTTTTACATAAACTTCTGCGTAATATTCCTGAATATATAAATAGACATGGATACGATTTATTTAATAAGTTCGATATATTTGGCGGATATTACATTTTACTTAACATCAATGATTATGATAAAGAAATGAAGGAAAAAGATATTTTTATAATAGAAGACAGAGAGCTTATATATCCTATCAATGATTTGAAGCTTGTGAATATTCCAACGGCTGCTAATGATTGGGCTTCTGTAAGAAGTGGTAAATATGCTTCAAATCCTATAATGGTTCATTATTGGATACATGGAGATTTTGAATCTAAAAAGCTCCTCAAAATGTTCAAACCAGATAGCAAGTATAGTATCCACGAAAATATGTATATATTTTTTAAGATATTATACCCCAACTTAGAAAAAAATGATAATATCTCTCTTAATAGTAAGATTGTATAGTATATGCTATTAATAATCTTGTTATTATTGTTACAAATGAGTTATGCGCGTACTTTCGCAAACGCAAAAATGCATTATACCAATATAATTAAGGATACAATATTGAATGACCCTAAAATGCCTATTATATATACTAATAAATATCTGAAAAAATGTATCATTAATGGAATCGCAGACTGTTCTATCAAAGATAGTAAAGAAAGTAAAGAAAACAAAGAATTATCTAAAAATATTATGCTAAATGTTAAGAAAAGCAATTATTATCGTCAATTTGTATCAGCCGAACATATATATCCACAATGTTTATTAAATGTCAAACAATCTAATGATATGCATAATATTATTAAGACTCTTAATACATTAAATGGCAATAGGTCAAATTATAAATTTGAAGAGGATTATGATTTAAGAGATAAGAATTGGTTAGAATTAGAATGTAATAATTATGTAAATCACAAGGATAAAATTTTCGTACCAAATAATGATTCGCGAGGCTTTATATCAAGAGCAATTCTATATATGTACAAAGAATACAACTGTAATCCTAATAAAATAATAGACATCGAGATATTGAAGAAATGGTATTATAACTTTTCACCAACTATTGACGAGAGATATCATAATGATATAATAAGAAGAATACAGAATAAAAATAACATATTCATATCTAATTACAATAAGAAAAATAAGGGAATTAAAAAAATCCTCGATTCCTTATGATTCCTTATGATTCCTTATATATGATATAATAAAAATTGATATAGACATATATTATTCTTATTTTTATAATGAATCTTTTAAACGAAGAGCAAAAATATGCTGTAAGTAGTGTTATGGAAGGGCATAATATTTTATTGACAGGTTCTGCGGGAACTGGAAAATCATATACTATTAAATATATTATAGAGTATTTGAATAATGCTAATAAAAACTTTGCTATTACGGCATCTACTGGAACTGCTGCTGTTATGATAGGTGGTCAAACATTACATTCCTTTTTAGGACTTGGATTGGGTACAGGAAGTATTAAAGATATACTTGGTAATATTCTTAAAAACAAGAAAAAGCACGAAAATATATTGAAGCTTGATGTTCTAATTATTGACGAAATATCTATGATTGACAAGGAATTATTTGAAAAAATATCTGAAGTCCTAAGTATTATAAAATCAAGCGAAGAATATTTTGGTAATATTCAGTTAATTTTAGTAGGCGACTTTTGTCAATTGGCACCAGTTAAAGGCAAATATTGCTTTTTATCCGAGATATGGAATAAGATAAATATAAAGATTATCTTATTAGAAAAGTTAATAAGACAGGATGAAGATCTATTATTTCAACAGATTTTGAAAATTGTTAGAAAAGGCAAATGTACTGATAATATCATTAAGGTTTTGGATAGATTGCGAGATACTAAATTTGAGAATGGTATCATTCCTACAAAATTATATCCTATAAATGTTAATGTTGATAAAATTAATAATATTGAAATAGAAAAACTTAAAAAACAAGGAAATATATCTAAATTATATCCGGCAATTACAAGCTGTGATAAAGAAAAAGAGGGCGAAAAGTTTGCAATTGAACTTACATTAAATGCCCAAGTTATTATTATAAGAAATATAAGTGTCGAGGAATCTCTAGTAAATGGAACAAGGGGAGTTATTAAACATCTTGGGACAGATTATGTTATTATTAATGATATTAATGGTAATATTCATACTATTAAATATTTCACAGATTCATTTAATAATAAGGTTTCTTCAAAAAGTTCTTATATCATACATATGCCTATTAGAATATGTTATGCTCTTTCAATACATAAATCCCAAGGTATGACGATTGATGCTCTTGAATTAGATTTAGGACCTAATATATTTACTTGCGGACAATCATATACCGCATTATCACGAGCAAAAAAATTGAGCTCTATAAAAATCATAGATGTTGATAAGGGCTCTTTTAGAACTAATAAAGATGTTAAAAACTTTTACATGACTTGTGTATCTTCTAATAACTCTAATAACTCTAATAACTCTAATAACTCTAATAACTCTAATAAATAATCTTAATAATTATTAGATATATAAAAATGAAAGAGCCTTTTATCACACAAGCAGAAAATGATGATATTGTAAAGGAAGTATTTATAATTTTTGGTTATTCCGTCGCAAGTATAATCGTTGTTATATCATTGGCGTGGGGATATTATAATAATATAAATCTATTTATCGCGATTTATTCTCTTATAGTTATTTTATATAATATTATTATAATATCTATCGTCGTAATGAATAAAAATATTTATGATTCACAAAGTTATACTATAATATTTGGAACTACTATATTCTTTATATTTTTAACTTTCTTTATCGGGATTTTCTTCTTATATAAGTTCTTTATACCTTCAAAGACAGGTAGCACACCAGTAGCAGCACAAGATGTAAATTATTCATATAAATATTAGTAATATCTATCATACATATCCAGCATATGTATCTATCATACATATCCAGCATATGAAATTACATACAATATAATAAATAGCAATAGAGTTTTGATATAGACATCAAATGACAAAATATTTTCTTGTAGATATTCCGGTATTCTATCATATATGTTATTAATTATTCCGCTAAAATATATTAGAAATACTATAATAACTATTATGAGATTTTTCTTAATAAGTTCAATATCCATATATAGCATATAATCATTTTTATTCATTTGAGTGTATGGCGAATAAGAAGTCTGTTGATGAGAGTGCGGGGGATAAGGAGGTTGTGAATATGGTGATTGCTGCGAAGGATGCGAAGGATGCGAAGGATATGGAGGTTGTGAGGGATGTGAAGGATACGGAGATTGTGAGGGATGTGAAGAATGCGGAGATTGTGAGGGATGTGAGGGATATGAAGGATGCTGAGGCTGTGATGGATGCGAAGAATTTGATTGATTGCCATTTGTCATATCTTGAATTATAAGAGGTTGCGTATTTAAGCTCATATCTTTATTATTTTTAGATATTAATAATTCATCTCTAAATTCATTTAAAACATCTTGTACTACAGGATCATTTATATCATTATGTTCATTATTAGTACTCATTATACTAAGTTTAATAACCTAATATTATATTATATTTAGATATTGAATATAATTACGCAATAATTTTATATTTTCTATAGTATAATGTTATTAAATCCAAGTTATTTATTAGAATTATTGAATAGTAATAATATAAAAATAAATAAATGCATTCATATAGGTGCTCATAAATGCGAAGAATTGCCTATATACATAAATATGGGATTTGTAAAAGATGATATAATATGGATAGAAGGAAATAATGATATGATAGAAATTGCTAACAATAATAATATAACTATTTATAACTATGTAATAACTGATAAAGATAATGATGATATTATATTATACAAGGCGAATGATACAGCTTCATCAAGTATTTTAGATATTGCCAGACACAAAGAAGTTTATCCTGATATATCATATATTACAAAATCCAAATCCAAAAGTATAACAATAGATACATTTTTTGATACAAAAGGTATTAATGCGACCGAATATGACTTTTTGAATATAGCTATTCAAGGAGCCGAATTAATGGCATTACAAGGAGCCATAAAATATTTGAAATATGTAAAAGCTATATACATAAAAATACACGAAATAGAATTATATAAAAATTGTCCTTGTATAAAAGATATAGATGATTTTTTGAAAGAGTATAATTTTACAAGAGTTATAACAATAATGACGAATAAAGGATGGGGTGATGCGTTATACATTATTTCTTAAGGTTCTCGAAAATTATCAAGAATTTGTTGCAGCATTTGCGAGTTTTGCTGCTTTTACTGCTTTTGCTGGTTTTGATTCTTTGATTTTATTACATCTTCCTGTTACTGGATTTCTTATCTCTCCTTCTTTACATTTTTTGACACATTTTCCCGTTTTTGGATTAATTTCCTCCCCTTCTGGGCATTCTTTTACTTCTTTATTAAGATTAGGTAATTTATTAGGAGGTTTTTGATGAACGTCTGAGATTTCTTTTTGTTCTGTTGGCGGAAGTTTTGGTTTATTTAACATTTTAGGAAGTTTTTTAGGTTTTGTAGGAGGTTTGGGAACCATAGGTTCTATAACAGTAGGTTCTGAAAGTATTGTAGGAGGTTTGGGAACCATAGGTTCTATAACAGTAGGTTTTGAAGGTTGTACAGGTTTAGGTACTTTATTAGGTACTGTTGGAGGTTTAGGTGCTTTTATTACCTTGCGTTCTTTAATATCTTTAGGATTTTTTCTAGGTTCTTTTGGGGGCACAGGTTTTAATGACACGGGTACTACATTATTCAATCTGATATTTTCATATGTATAAATATTAGGTATATTTGCTAAAGCCTCCTCGTCTTCATATTTATATTCTAAGTATTTGCGAATTGCCCCCTTAGTCCTTTCTTTAATAACATTCTTCATTAACTCTTTTTTCTCCAATAGATAATTTTCATAACTGATTTGATAAGCCTTTCTTTTATTATCATATAATTCATCATATATATTTTTTTTTTCTCTTTTCAATTCCTCGCGTTTATCAAAAAAATCTAAATATTGTTTAATATCCTTTTTCAAATTATTTATTTCGCTCGTGCTATTAGTATTATTATTCGCAATATTTAATATTTTTTTTTCAATATTTCTTAATATATCCATTTAATAATATTGAGGATAAAAATAATTAAGGCAATATAATATCTTCAAACATTCCCCTGTAAAATGTTTGAAGTCTTTCCTCAGGCTTCATTTGTTCTTCATATGTACTCCTTGGTATATATTTAACTATTATCTTTTCCTTACCACAAGTAAGTTTTTTATCATAATAGCCTTGAACTATTAATATAGCTCCTATAAAAAGTAAAAATATAGCAATTGCTTTCATTCTTAATAATATAATATAGATTATTTTTAATCCTTTATAATCTTTTAAGTATTTCTTTCAGTCCAAGCATCAACCTTTTCAATCTCCTCTTTAACCTCGTCCAATCTTACCACATCTCCACCATCATTTTCATTACTTGCTTCTACATTATCGCCTACGGGTGCCGCGTTAGAAGCAAGCGTTTGCTTCCTGTTTTCAAAGACAATGTCGCGATTATCCATATTCTTCTTATACTCTTTCATCAAAGTATTGAGCTGTGTCTCAGAATATTCTTGATTCTCAAGAGACTCCGGATTAGGCGACCAAGGACACCAACAACCTACTTGGGCGATATAGATATTGAACTTGTTATCTATCTTCTTCAAAAACTCGCTACGGACTTTTGCCTCTTCGATAGTATCAAAAGTACCGCGAACTTTAATACCACGCATAGAAGTTACAAAGTTATTATCCTTGTGATAAGCCGCTTCAAGCTCGTCATTCTTAACTGATTTAAAAAACGCAAGCTGTTCATTCATTTCCTTGGGATCAAAGATATAAGAATGATTATCCGCAATTGTATCAACCATATCCTTTTGTTCCGGATTCTTCTCCTTGATTCCTTCAAGAAGCTTCTTCATATCATCAGAAAACTTCTCAATAAACTTGCTAAAAATATATGCTTCTTTATTAACAATAACATCCTCGGGGCTCAAAAAAGACAATAGTACAAAGTTTTGGCCACGGATAGGCTTGTCCTCATCCAAATAATCAACCTCTTTTGTTGATACCAAAGTGCTGTTTTCTACTGCTGTCATTATATTATCACCTCTATCTTATATTATAAATATATATTTATAATCTTATATATATTTTCATAATCACAAATAAAATATTTTATAATAATAAATGTCAATTAAAAAATACGATGATTTCAACATACTATTATACAAAATGTTAAAATTAATTATTCAAGCTCTAATAATCGCTTTTATAGCATTATTAGTACAGGAAAATAAGTTTAATGTTGCTAAACTTTTTACGCTCACTATACTAATAGCACTAACAATATACATATTAGAGCTATTATCAAACCAATTTAATATATCGCAAACCAGTAGCAATATAGGATTACAAAAATCTAATCCATTTATGTTATTGTAAATTGTATTTGATATTTTCCTAAATTATTTTTATTATTTTATGATAAAGCTATTTACATCATAATATCATTAGGAATATAAAACAATATAACGCTAAATGCTTTCAACAATATAATAGATAAAAATATAGATTGTAAAATTATAAAGCTATCATCGTAAGATATATTATATCTTGTTAAATAGTTCATAGTTATTACTCTAATGTTATTATATAATTGTGATATATCATTTTTTACTTATGTTACCTATGTTACTTATGTTACTTATGTTACTTATGTTACCTATTTTACTTATGTTACTTATTTTACTTATGTTACCTATGTTACTTATTTATATTCATAAAAATACTCGAAAGATATTATCATTCAAGTCTCTATCTTTACATAATATGAAGTTATAGCGACGGTATTATTTCGTAATTTAAATCTATACATATTTTTTTCCATATTTGGTCTTGGACATAGAGCTTCTCTCTGCTTTTCAATAATGGAAAATATTTGAGATATTCATTGAGTCCGAGTATCTGAAAAAACTTATAAAGAACATAGCTATATGACAGAAAATTCTTTCTATCTTTCGGACAATGTTTCAAAAAGGGAGCTTGGATACTTCTAAACATATTACATAGCTTATCTTCTAATTCGGGACTAAATTGTGGTGTAGGTATTCCATTAATTCTATTTATAATATAATTGATATGCTCATAATACTTATTTATCCTCAATCTTTTAAGAATATCCCTCATTTTTAAATATGTTATTTTTTTCAGGTCAGTTATTTTCTCTTTCTTAATTTCCGTTAAAATTTTCTCAAATATTTCATCGGGTATATCTGTGCTCTCCTTGCCCTGTACCTGATTACACCATTCCCTAAAATGATTAATTCTTTTATAACAAAAATGCGATGTGTCTTTCGTATTCTGTTTTAATATCGGTCTATTTTGCTCAACCAAAAGAAGCTCTTGATATCCGCAAATACCACATACAATTATAGCGTCGTGCTGGAGACAAGTCATATTATTTTTACAAACTTTACATATTTCTATGTTTTCATCCTCTACTGTTCTGACATATCTATTGTTTATTATAGCCATATATTTATCAACTAATGTACTCTTGTCATATATCTTGTTAGTATCTATCTCATTAATTTCCCCCTTAGTTTTATTGACATCCGTTTTATCACATTTATCGCTATCTACGCATTTATTTTCTGTTATTACCTTCTTATTATCTATATTGTTAAGAGCCTCTAATACATTAATAGTGTTAGTATTTATACTAATATTTCGCTTTTTTTTAGATTCCTTCTTATATATCTTAGGTTTATTACAAGCTTCTTTGATAAAGCCAATATTTTGATTAATGTCTGACTGTTTATTTACAGTATCATAATATTGAAATAGTATATCGCTCGTATTCTTGTAATACTCTATTTCATCTAAATTATCGAGTTCATTCAATTTACTTTTAATTTCTATTATCTGCTCGTTTAACTCTATATTACTAAACCAAAGCTTACTATTAAGTTCTTTATCTGATGTATTATTTATACTTTTTAATATCTCCATTTTCTTTTCTTCGCAAAAACTAAGTTTTTCACGATAATATATCTTTTCCTTATCGCTCTTTTCAAAATCCTTTATCATATTATTATGCATTGCGTCCAAAGTAACTGTTTCATTTATATCTGTTACTATTTTTTTTTTAGATGACTTCTCTTTAAACATCATTATATTTGAATTATAAATATTAAGGTTTATATAATAAAATTTATTTTTGTGTCATATAATCTATATTTTTTTCTCCTCTAATAGTATAAAGAATATAGCGTAAATGGGTGGTGGTCTTCTTCAATTAGTAGCTTATGGTGCACAGGATGTTTATTTAACTGGTAATCCGCAAATTACCTTTTTCAAAGTAGTTTATCGTCGTCATACTAACTTTGCTATTGAAGCTATCCAGCAAACTTTCAACGGTA